AGTAGCCGTCCGTGACAAACCGCCAATGGTATGTATCAAGCCTAGTCCATAGAAACCAAAGCCGGGTAAAAACTTAAAATGAGTGAAGTATTGAATCTTTTTCTTTAACTCATCCTCTTCCGAATAGTTTCTTCTAATAGATAAAACTTGACCATTGTCCTCAGAGATCGTAACAATGTAAGGAATCTTAATACCCGTAGGTTCCTCATCATCACCCAGTTCCTCATAACCCTCTAGATCTAAATCTACGTGGCACTCAAGCAACGTACAATCATAATCAATCTGCGAAGGCTCAACGCCCTCGATTTTATTTAATTCTTCCGTCACGCCGCTAATATCGGACTGACCTGGAATAACATCAATATCCCGATAAAAACCAGCGATCTGTTTTTTTCTCAAGTCATTAAGACTCATTCTAAAAACTTGCGTAATGTTTGGACACGTATCCAAATCAGCCGTCTCATACGGAACAACTAGGTTCTCCGCTGGGACAAACTTGGATACCGCACGACCCATCGTTTCATCATAGTAAGTCTTCTTGAAGGTCGAACCCGCCAATGGCAAATAGAACAACATCTGGTCCATGTCCGGCGTGTAATCTTCCATCACATTAGTGACGTAGTAATTCATAAAGCTCTTTACACGACGCGCTTGACTAACTTTCTCCCGCGTCTCTTTGCCCATCACCACTGTTCGAACAGGACCACCCGCTGGTAGCAATTCGTTAAACGCTTGCGCCTGAAATTGTGTCGCAGCTTCTGCTAGTAAAGGATGAGTCACGGACGACGCGCCTTGGAACGGTTGCGTTCGCTCCTCGTAATTAAACCCAAGAAGCTCTAGACCGTTGGCATACGCCTCTTCCCACTCTTGACGACTCGCTTTGTTCGCATCAAACTCTCCCAATAACTCGCTGGCAATGCGTTGTAATTCTCGGTCTGGAATATCCTCAGCAAGATTATCGTAAAAATCACCACCGCCTTCACGCTCATCCATCGGCTCAAAATCAATTGTGACTCCGCCATCCTCTTGTTGCTCAATTTCTATTCCCCCCACATCCTCCGCTTCAATCATCGCTTGGACCGTGTTCCGTGAGCCGGGGATCTCTAGCTCTAGTTCGGCATCCAAATCCGCTTCATCAAGTTGCGAAGGAATCGCATTTTCCATGAAGGTTCCAAAACCTTTTGTAGCTTCTGCCATTTTTTATCCTTTAGACTTTTCTTGTTGCTCGTGTCTTACCTCTAACCGCGCAACCGTCAATACTTTTACGAGCCGATTTCCGCGATGCACTGACCGCGCCACCCGATTCCATTTTTTTAACTGCACCACCTTTAGACATAGTAATTTGAGAAGGAACATCTACGGTTGGTAATGAATACTTAGGTTTTGAAGTTGAAGTTTTTTTTCCTCCTGTCGAGCTAGGCGTGGCGGCCAAAGCTGCGGCTGCGGCGGATTTTGTGATATTCTTTTTGGAGTTGTTTAAAGCATTCTTTGCAGGTTTAGAAGCTAGTTTAGAAGCTACGGCTTCTTCTACTAAACCACTTCTATTATTTTTATCCATCTTTAGAAGTTCTTGGTACTCATCGCCTGCTTCCTTGGCGGCCTTACGTACACTCTTTTTCATGCCTACTAGTTGAAGTTGTCTAGGCGTTTTTGTTTGAGCAACAACTTTTGTTGCTTCACTTCTAGTCAAACCTTTTTTCATCATTTGTCTTACTAAAGCTGCTGCAGCAGCTTTGGCTAAGTAAAGAGGTAGGGCCATTAGATTATCCTTATTATATGGAGCAAAGTGTACAAGGGTATTCGCGCAATCGTACTATATTAGTAATATACCCGTACTCTAGCAGAAGTTTCATCATTTTCCCAACTATCAGTCGGTAATTGAACAAAATTTCCTTGACGATACCGCATTAATGCCTGTGTCATACTATCGACCAAGTCGTCATATTCGCCATTTGGAAAGGCCGCGACCTCTTCAATTAACTCGTCCGCGAATACTTCGTCGGGGACCCAGACCATTCCAGCCTCAAATAACGGCGAAACACTATGCACCCTCGACACTTTGTCGTTACCTTTACTCGGTGTGAAGTTCACAACAGGTATACCCATGTTCCGTAGCTCGTGGGTCAAGGGCAAACCACTCGCCTTTGCCTCAACAATGACGGTGTCGGGGTCCCAAAAATTATAATTCTCCAAAGCCACCTCTTTTAGCTCCGGAAAATCCCATCGACCCTTCTTGCTGTCCAAAAGTATAAGTCCGGGCTGTCCCGTTTCGTTAGGATAAAACACGCCCCACGTCGTAATAGCCGAAAAATCCGACGTTTCCCGCTTGGTAAACGCCGTATCGTAACTTTGAATGACATATTGTAGGCTAGGAACCGTGGGTTTTTCCCATTTTTTCCACCATTCGCGTGGAATAATTGCGTTTTCCTCACCCGTCGGGTTCTGCTGGTACTGCGCGTTCCATTTGCTAGGCGGAATCGACGCTTTTACTGAAGTCAGATCCTCCAAACTCCAATATTCTGGCCAACACGGCTTACCATCATTAAAAATAGCCGGTAATTCCACGACTTCCCACTGATCGGCCAACGGATCTTTAGCCATCGCCCTCAATAACTGACCCGTCATGTCCTTCTCCGACCACCGAGTCTGCACCAACACAATACTCCCCCCCGGCTGGAGCCTCTGACGGGGGCCACCTGTGTACCAATCCCACGCATCATCAAATCCACTGACACTCATCGCTGTTTGCTCCGAGTGCGGATCGTCAATAATCACCAAATCGCCACCACGACCAGCCAAATTAGAACCTACCCCCACCGCATAGTACATTCCACCCTTGCTCGTGTCCCAACGGCCCGAAGCCTTACTGTCCGCGGCCAACTGTACCGCCGGAAAAATCTCCTTGTACTCGTCGCTATCAATCAAATTCTTCGTCTTACGTCCAAAGTTAACCGCCAACTCCGTCGTGTGCGTCGCCTGAATAATCTTCATCTTCGGGTTCCTGCCCATCATCCAAGCAGGAAACAAATACGACGCAAACTCAGACTTCGTGTGCCGCGGGGCCATGTTAATGATCAATCGCTTTAACTCACCCTTGGCCACCCGCTCCAACTTGTCTGCAATAATCTTATGGTGCCGACCCGCAATAAAGTCAGGCCAGACAGTACGAACAAATCCAATAAAATTATTTTGTGAGAACTCGTTCTTCTCCAATTGAGCTAATCGCAAGCGAAGTTTTAGCTCCCGATCATTAACGTTTACATCTACATCCATCGGGGGACCCTATAAAAAAAATTATAAAAACGCCTCCGCAAAACGCCTATGTTTCACGTGAAACAATTAAATCTAATATCCTGTCCCAATCAGCCTTGCCCTCAGAACGATACAACGGGTCAATCTTCAACCCGTCAAACTTTAAATCCATCGCATCCGAACCCGGATACAACGATATCGACTCCGGCGTGGGAGCCTTGGTCCGTGTGCCGCGGTCCGCGATCCGCAAGACAAGAACCCATGTACTCGCATGCTTGTGCCGACTCAACCACGAGACCTGATGCGGTCTCAAATCCACCGCATTGGTTGTGGCCGCTTTTAATTCAACAAAATGAAAGCCTCCCGAATCGTCACACAACACCACATCCGGAACACCGGGCATGGCCCACGTTTCAAGACGTGTGTGTTCTATCTTCTTCTTGCTCTTCCCCAAGGCTGTCTTCATGGTTTTCCAAAGACCGCTCTCCCTCTTCAGGGCTGTTCCCGGAATCTTCTTCTCGTTCTGGAGTAACATCAATCGTGATCGGGGCATAACCTTCCTTTATCTCGTCTAGGGCTTTCAATACATCTTCTTTAGACATCGAATCAATAGAACCATGTCTGATTTCAGATTTGTTGATATATATGTCTCCGTGGGCCTGACCTCGTCGGTACTCAGCCTGCACGGCAGCAGAATACGCCCCGTTGTCCAAGGCTCGATCCCGGATAACCTGTAGATCCCTTATATGTCGCTTATAGTCAATCCCATACTTGTGATCAAGCTCGTCCCGATAAGCCTTAATCTGCTTAACCACATGTGGGCAAATAGCAGGATTTGTCAACTCATAAGCCCTCTGGTGCGCGGATCCTGTCGAATATCCCGCATTGATCGCGGCTTGACGCAACGTTATCTGCCCATCCTTAGTTACCAACTCCTTGACAAACAATTCCTGCTTTCGGGTCAAGGGTTGTTCTTTTAGGGCCTTGCTTCGCGGCCCAAGGGCTCGGATTGTTTTCTCCTTGATCTTTGCTTCCTGTTTATTCTCTCGCTTCTTGACTACTTTGTTATAAGCCTTGAGGGCTTCTTTCAGATCGCTCGTTGTAGGCATTCTTTTCTCGATTAATGGATATGGGAATATATGCGCTAAATTATAAAATTTTATAAATTTTTTTGCAAGTAAAACACGATATCTATTTTCATACAAATATTTGTGAGAAACATGGTCCTAGCCCCCGTCCCCACGCGCGCGGGCCTCGATCATTGTGCAACGCAACACGAATCACGAGAATCGACCGGATGACCCGATATACAGGGGCCCCGAGCGATTTTGCACTGCCACATTAACGCTGCCGATCCGATCAAATAACCGCGATTCACGGCCAAAACCCCACGAAAAAT